ACGTTGGTCCTTTAACATCCCACCTGTGGCAAGAAAGATAGAGGGAGTAAGTGCAGGTCAACTAATAGAGGTGGGTGCGCGACCTAACACGGGTAAAACATCCTTCCATGCTAGCTTGATAGCCGCACCCAATGGCTTTGCACATCAAGGTGCTAAGTGTATTGTGCTATGTAATGAGGAGCCTACTCACAGAGTTGGTGCAAGGTATCTAACTGCTGCGGCTGGTATGTCAGCAAGAGAGGTAAAAGAGAACCTATCAAAAGCCAAGTCATTGTATGAGCCTGTGATGAATAACATCAAGATCAAGGAAGCATCTGGACGTGACATGAACTGGGTAGAGAGTGTTGCTAAAACCTACAGGCCAGATGTTCTAGTGCTTGACATGGGTGATAAGTTTAAGGCAGAAGGTGGGTTCGCTAGACAAGACGAGGCACTCAAGGCATGTGCTATTCATGCTAGGCAGATTGCTAAGTCATATGATTGTGCTGTATTCTACATGTCACAGCTATCAGCAGAGGCAGAGGGTAGATCACAGTTGAACCAGTCTATGATGGAAGGGTCACGCACAGGTAAAGCAGCAGAGGCAGACCTAATGATCCTGATTGGAAAGTCACCATCTGTTGAAGGACAAGAAGAGGATAGTCCATTGCGACATATTAATATTGTCAAGAACAAGTTGAACGGTTGGCATGGTATGATAAACTGTGAACTCAATTATTTGACAGCGAGGTACGAAGGATGAAACTAACATTAGATGTAGAGAATACCGTCACACATCGTGATGGCAAGATGCACCTTGATCCGTTTGAGGCGAACAACAGCCTGACAATGGTGGGCATACTAACTGACCAAGGGGAGTGTTACACATTCCCGTTTGACCATGAAGAGCATGAGAGTGGGCATGACTACAGTAAGCGTGTTCAATGGTTTTTAGACGAAGCCACTGTGCTTATATGTCACAACGCAGCGCATGACTTGCTGTGGCTGTGGGAGAGTGGCTTCAAGTATGATGGCCCTGTCTTTGACACGATGCTAGCTGAGTATGTTTTACAGCGCGGCATTAAGGAGCCGCTATCACTTGAGGCATGTGCAGAACGCTATGACCTTGATACCAAGAAGCAAGATACTCTCAAGGAGTATTTCAAGCGGGGCTATAGCACACGCACCATCCCCATTGATGAACTGACGGAGTATTTGATTGCTGACCTTGAGGCTACACAGCAACTGTCAGACAAGCTGATGTATCGACTCAACACCCCTGCTGACAGTGGCCTCATGGGTACTGTTGACCTGACTAATCAGGTGGCTGTATGCCTGTCGCGTATTTATCAACGTGGTTTTACTGTAGACCGTGATGCATTGGATGAGGTGCGCACAGAGTTTGAGCGAGAGCGTAAGCAACTTACCGATGATCTACAGGCTCATGTGCGTAGGCTGATGGGCGATACACCAATCAACCTGAACAGTCCAGAGCAACTGTCTTGGGTTATCTACAGCCGCAAAGTAAATGACAAGCAGTTCTGGGCCACACAGATTGATCCATACATGGATGACGTAGAGTTCCGTCGTCTAATTAGCGCACACACAACACGCCTGTCAAAAACTCGTGCAGTCCAGTGTCGTAAGTGTAATGGCACAGGCTATGTGCGTAAGTTTAAAAAGGATGGCACTCCTTTTGCCAAGCCTAATAGATGTCAAGTGTGTGATGCACAGGGTTATTTGTTCCAGCCTACACAACAAACCGCTGGCTTAAAGTTTAAGGCACCATCACCTAAGTGGGCTAGTGCTAACGGTTTTAGCACAAGCAAACAGAACCTTGAGACATTAGAGAAAGCAGCACGTGTCAAAGGAATGACAGACGCAGTTGATTTCTTGTCAAAAGTTCGACGCCTATCTGCCGTAGACACATATCTGTCCTCTTTCGTTGAGGGTATTAAGATGTTTACCAAGCAGGACGGTAAATTACATGTTCGTTTATTGCAGCATCGCACAGCAACTGGACGGCTATCGGGTGCTGAACCTAATATGCAGAACATGCCACGTGGTGGTACTTTTCCTGTTAAGAAAGTATTTGTGTCACGTTTTGACGGTGGTAAAATTATGGAAGCAGACTTTGCACAGTTAGAGTTTCGTGCTGCTGCTTTCCTTTCACAAGATGGAGTTGCAATTGAAGAAGTATCTACTGGGTTTGATGTACACAGTTACACCGCTAAAGTTATTACCGATGCTGGTCAACCTACGGATAGGCAGACTGCAAAGGCTCACACGTTTGCACCGCTTTATGGCGCAACAGGCTTTGGGAGAACGCCAGCGGAAGCGGCATACTATGAACACTTCACGAAGAAATATAAAGGAGTTGCCGTATGGCACACCAAGCTGGCTAAAGAAGCTATCGCGACGAGGAAAATAACTACTCCATCAGGCAGAGAGTTTTCTTTTCCCGACGTAGTTCGTAAACATACAGGTAGAGTATCTCACTTTACGCAGATCAAAAACTACCCAGTGCAGTCTTTTGCAACAGCAGACATTGTGCCTGTGGCTTTATTGCACATTGATCAACTACTTGACAACATGCAGTCATGTGTGGTAAACACTGTTCACGATAGCATAGTAATTGATATTCATCCTGATGAAGAGCAAAGGGTTGTTAGGATAATAGAAGAGACTAATGACCAGTTGCCTTACTTGATTACTGCACGTTGGGGTGTAGTATTTAATGTGCCATTAGAATTGGAGGCAAAAATCGGACCCAACTGGCTTGACACAAAAGATGTCTTGTGATATAACTACGCATTCAAACTCAAAAGAAGGAGTATAAATACATGAATGAAATAACTACTATTGATACCAATAACTATGCAGCTATGGCAAAAGCTATGGGTATAGCTAATGAAGGCACAGGCAATAATAAAAAGTCCAGCACTCTGGCTAGACTTCGCATACATCATACACCTATCATGGGTCTTGCAGAAGTTAATGGTAAAAAAGTAAACGTTGAAGTCGTTGAAGGAGGACAATACAAACTGGAGATTCCAGATGGTCCTACTTACTATTCTTCATCAGCATCTGTTCGTCCATATATGCAACGCTTTATGTATAAGCGTTTTGTTATGGCATCAGGTAATACACCTAACAGGTATATTAAAACTGTGATGGCAGACAACTTAAACATTGATCTGAAGGATAATGATGGTGGTTTTAATTGTGGCAAACCTGCTGGGTATATCCAAGACTTTAAATCTCTGCCTGAAAAAGATCAAGAATTAATCAAGCAGATTAAGCGGGTGCGTGTAATCTTTGGCACAGTTGAACTGGATAACCCTACGGATGATCAGGGAAACTCTGTGTCTATTGATGCCGCCCCGTTTATTTGGGAAGTAGACAATCGTGATGCCTTTAAAAGTTGGGGTGAAGTGTTTTCTACTTTTGCAAAACAAAAGAGACTACCTATTCAACACGTAGTAAATGCAGCAACAGAGGAACGTAAGCTACCTAATGGTAGTAGCTTTTATCTACCAGTTACCTCTGTTAATCTAACTAACGTTGTTGATATTGAGCAATCAGACCAAGAGTTGTTTACTGACTTTATGGAATGGGTTCAAAACTACAATGAATACATCATCAATACTTATGCAGAAAAAGCTAGTATGCATAACGACGATGATGACATTGCCATCACTGATAGTCTTTCTGATATGATTGACATAGATGAAGAAGAGGTGGCATAATGAAGCACCCTGCTGAATTGGCGTTACATCAGTATATGGAAAATGCTGCTAGTGGTAAATCCACAATGTCTGAGGAGACAATGCTCCAAGTAGCTACCGACGTATCTGAGGCACTCAGCCGCCAGTTCGGCAGGGGCAACAAGCGAGGTGAGTTTGGTCTACGTATGTCAAACGTAGGTAGGCCAACTTGCCAGCTTTGGTTTGAGAAGAACGAGCCAGAAAAAGCACTGCCCCTGCCAACTACGTTCGTAATGAACATGATGCTTGGAGATATTGTTGAAGCGGTCTTTAAAGGTCTTCTAAAAGAAGCAGGAGTAAAGTATGAAGACAATGAAAAGGTTACTCTTAAACTTGATGACGGCACATCTATTGATGGCACATATGATATTGTTATTGATGGTGCTGTAGATGATGTTAAGTCTGCATCTAACTGGTCCTATAATAATAAGTTTGAGTCCTTTGATACTCTCAAACAAGGAGATGCGTTTGGATACGTGGCTCAATTAGCTGGTTATGCAAAAGCATCTGGTAAAAAAGCTGGTGGTTGGTGGGCTGTCAACAAGTCAAACGGTCAGTTTAAATATGTTCCAGCCACAGGTATTGACATTGATGAAGAGATGAATCATATTCAACAGACAGCAGACTCTTTAGAAGAGAATAGATTTGAGCGTTGCTTTGACGCTGTACCTGAAACATTTAGAGGTAAGGTTACAGGTAACATGGTTCTTGGTACTGAATGCAGCTTCTGTCGTTATAGATTTTCTTGCTGGCCTAATTTACAAGAACGTTCTGCTGTAATGTCAAAAGCAAAGCAACCTAAAACGGTTGCATATGTATCTTTAAAAGAGGAGTATGTAAATGGATGAAAAAATTGAACTCGAAAGTCTGGTCGATGAGATTAAACTTACTGAACAGAAACTTAGCGACTTGCGTAAGGAATATCGTGATCGCAAAACTGCTGGAGTTCGTGCGGCTATTGAGGCTAGGAACGAAGCAGATAAAGTCTTGCGGGAAGAACTAAGGGCTATTGGATATCGTGACTCCGTAGACTTTTGGAGAGGACGTGGGTTCTAGTGCCTAACGCAAAACAATTTAAAGCAGCACGAAAGTATGGTTATCGTAGTGGTCTTGAATTAAAAGTAGCAGAATATTTAAAAGAACTTGCTATAAAATACGGCTACGAATGTGTAAAGATAGAGTGGGAAGACTTAGCTTACCGGACGTACACACCAGACTTTGTGCTGTTTAACGGCATCATAATAGAAACTAAAGGAATGTTTACTGCTGCAGATAGACGTAAACATATTGCTATTAAAAGGCAGCACCCTAAGTTAGATATACGATTTGTGTTTGAAAACAGTAGACGTAAGCTACGTAAAGGTGCTAAGTCTACCTATGCAGAATGGTGTATTCGATATGGATTCCTGTATTATGATAGGATAATACCAGAAGATTGGCTCAAGGAAAAAGGTAGAAACAAACACCCTAAGTTTATTAAGTTTAACGGAAGGAAAGTAAAAAGGAGATAAGATATGTCATCAATTGAAGAAGACGATTTTGTAATACGCATACGGCCTACACACATTGATGGAGAGTGGACAGGAGAACTTGACATATCTATCATATCTCAAGAAGGCAATGACTTGAATGATGAAGGGTATGGTCAGATAATGCATTTTTGTAAAATGATGTGTGCTACTGTTCCTCTTATGGAGATGGATGAAAAACTTCGTAATCTAATTCATAGCTATGTCATGGAAGTAGTTGACAAAGAGGATGATAATATGGTAGAAGATGACGACGATATAATTATTACTAAAGAAGATGGTAATGTAGTACATCTAAGTTTCGGTAGCAGAACAAAAGGGAGTGCATAATGCGACACGAAGAGTATATGAAACAAGCTATGAAAGCAGATGAGGCTGGCGCACCTTTTAAAATTAAAGATGAACTTGGTGGCGTTCCTTCTATGGTAGACAACCCACCACATTATAATCAGTCAGGTATTGAGTGCATCACTGCGATACAAGCTGCACTTGGCCCAGACTTTAAATACTACCTACAGGGTAATATTATGAAATATCTATGGAGGTTTGACTACAAAGGTAAACCACTAGAAGATTTACAAAAAGCACAGTGGTATTTAAATACTTTGCTAGAGGATGTGGCGGCTAGTGATGAAAGTTAAAGTCTACATAAACATAGATATAGACCCGGAAGAATATCCTGTACCTGCTGATGAAGATGTAGGCACAGAAATTGAAGATGGCATACGTGAATACTTCTACGACATAGAAGGTGCCAATATTAAACATATCAAAACATTAACGGAGTGATAGATGAACAATTACCTACCAACAGATTACCAAAATTTTATCGCGCTATCACGGTACGCCAGATGGAAAGAAGATGAACAACGCCGTGAGACATGGGTAGAAACAGTGGAGCGTTACTTTGACTACATGGAAGAGCATTTAGCGCAGTCATGTAATTACGCCTTGTCAGATGAACTACGTGCAGAACTTGAAGAGGCTGTACTTAACCAAGATATCATGCCTAGTATGAGAGCCTTGATGACTGCTGGTCCTGCACTGGACCGTTGTCATGTAGGTGCATATAACTGTTCCTACGTACCTGTAGACAGCCCTAGAGCCTTTGACGAGACTATGTATATCTTAATGTGCGGTACAGGTGTAGGCTTCTCTGTAGAGCGTGAAGTAGTAGACAAGCTGCCCATTGTAAATGAAGCTATGCATGAAACAGATACAGTAATTAAAGTAGGTGATAGCCGTCCCGGTTGGGCAAAGTCTTTACGTGAACTTATTTCTTTGCTGTACGTTGGTCAGATTCCTAAGTGGGATGTATCAGAAGTTCGTCCTGCAGGTGCAAGGCTCAAAACATTTGGTGGTCGCGCTAGTGGCCCAGCACCACTAGAGGAACTATTTGATTTTATAATCAAGAAGTTTAAGGGTGCAGCAGGTCGTAGACTCTATCCCATTGAGTGTCACGATATTATGTGTAAGATTGGTGAGGTTGTAGTTGTAGGCGGTGTACGCCGTAGCGCACTTATTAGCCTGTCTAACTTGAATGATGACCAGATGGCACACGCAAAGTCAGGCGTATGGTGGGATGAACCTGATAAGGGTATTAAACGTGAAGGTCAGAGAGGACTAGCTAATAACTCTGTAGCATATAAGGTAAAGCCAGAGATGGGTACGTTTATGAGAGAGTGGTTGTCTTTGTATGAGTCACATTCAGGTGAGCGTGGTATCTTTAATCGTCAAGCAGCAAAGGTGCAAGCAGCTAAGAATGGTAGGCGTGATGCGGAACAAGAGTTTGGATGTAACCCTTGTAGTGAAATTATATTGCGTCCATACCAGTTTTGTAATCTGTCAGAGGTAGTTGCTCGTTCCAGTGACACACAGCAAACACTGCGTGAGAAAGTACGACTTGCTACGATATTAGGTACGTTCCAATCAACACTAACTAACTTTAAATATCTGCGTAGTGTTTGGAAAAAAAACACAGAGGAAGAGCGTTTGCTTGGCGTGTCGTTAACAGGTATTATGGACAATGATTTGCTTAGTGGTACATCAGCCCATCTAGGTAATAATATTGGTCCGACACTTGAAACACTGCGTGACACGGCAGTAGAGACTAATGCTGCTATGGCTGAACAGCTTGGTATTGCACAGTCAACAGCTATTACATGCGTCAAGCCTAGTGGCACAGTGTCACAGCTTGTAGATAGTGCCAGTGGCATCCATGCAAGGCACAACCCACACTACATTCGGACTGTACGTGGAGATAACAAAGACCCCATTACGCAGTTCCTTATATCAGAGGGTATACCAAATGAGCCAGATGTAGGTAAGCCGCACAGCACTACCGTGTTTAGCTTTCCAATGGCAGCACCACGTGGGGCAGTAACACGCACAATCATGTCAGCTATAGAACAGCTTGAGTTATGGCTTACTTATCAGCGTTACTGGTGTGAACATAAACCATCCGTCACAGTTTCTGTAAAAGAAAATGAGTGGATGGAGGTAGGAGATTGGGTGTACAAACACTTTGATGAAGTGTCAGGCATTAGCTTCTTGCCTTTTGATGACCACGTATACAAACAAGCCCCATATCAGGACTGTACAGAGGATGAGTATGATGCTATGGTGTCAAAAATGCCTCGCAGTGTTAATTGGTCTAAGCTGCAGGAGTTTGAAAAAGAAGATAATACATCAGGTGGACGTGAGTTAGCTTGCACTGCAGATGCTTGTGAAGTAGTGGACTTGAATGCAGCATGAT